CCTCGCTTTTCCCTCTGGCTGATGATGGGCCAGATGGCGATGGCATGGTACGAGGCGGGAATCCGGGCCATGGAGAACTTGAAGCCGACCCGCTCCTCTTCCCGCTCGCGCCGGGGGAAAAGCACCGCACGAAAATCCTCCGCGGGGCCGGCAACGCGATCCAGATCCAAACGGCGACGTACTTCATCCAAGCAGCTCAGGAAGCAATCGAAGACCTGAAAGGAGCAGACGACCAATGACAGAGCACAACGCATACGCAGAGGCACAGAAACACGTGGCCGAGGCCCAGGCCATACTACGGGCCATAGTGGCCGAACTCCGGCAGGGGGAGCAGGCAGGGGTGAGGTGCTTTGAGTACACAAACGCCACGCGGCGGGGCGAGGCACGGCTGCTCATGTTTTGTGCGGGAACGCTGACTGAAGCCATCTCAAACAGCGGCGAAGTAATGAACACGGCAGACATGCCCCTAACAGAAGGAGAGGCGGCGAGCAGATGCGACGAGTTCCCCCCCTCCGAGTGGGCCGCCAAGGTAGCGGCACTGCGGGAGGAGGATGGGTGGCCGCGATACGAGCTCGGATATACCGGCTCAGTGGTTGAGCGACGTTCACCAACTGAGGCATGTTGGGTTGTGGCGCATGGCGGCAAATATCAAGAGTGGGGGCGGCGTCCATGCGATCTGAGTGAAAGGCAGTTCGGTTTGAGGCCCATCCCCCCCGCCGAGGCTGAGAAGCTGATAAGCGACGCGAAGTGGAGAGGGGGGAGTAGGTGGACGCATGTAGCAGATGTGCCCGACGGATTGATTTGGGAGTGGCAGGACGAAAACACGCACCGCATCCACTCTAAGACACAAGGCCGCACAGGTGAATGGCGAGAGGCGGGCAATCCGTTTTCGGATTGCATAACCCGCAACAACCACGCCGAAATCCCCCCCGCCCGCGCCTCGGCTATCTTGGCTGAGTGGAGGGCGGAGGGGGAGCAGGCGCAAACGGACGCCGCGCCGGAGCGGAGCATCCCCGACGCTAAGGAGATCGTGCCCGTAGTAGCGAAAACCAGTGCGCGGCGGCTTGCGGAAACGGCAACCAACGCAGACTCAGACACCCTTGCCGACATCAAGGCGGCGTGGGAGCAGTCTAACAGCGTGGACATCTGCGTGGTCGATGGCGGGATTGGTGAACATACATGGCACACGCGCAACAAGGGAACATCGCCATGCTACATCTTTTATCGCCCCGTGTCCGCCTACCGCCTCACCGCCCGCCACGCCGACACATTCGATCCGACGTGCATGGACTTCGAGACATGGGCGAGGAGCGCGATTGGGCGGGGGATGGTGTTGCGGGGTGAGGACGAGGATGGCGTGACGGTTTTGGCCGAGAGGTGGGGAAGAAACGGAACCCATGCCATAGGCGCGGTATTCACGAAGCGATATAAGGGGTGCGTAGTCACTAGTGGTGATGCGGGCATGAAGTGGACCGCCCACCCCCGCCCCACGCGAGAGGAGCCGCTATGCGTTTGCGGTCACAAACTAGACCAGCACAATGATGTGGGGGCCGCACACGATTTTCTAAATGGTGCGTGCGATGAGTGTTCCTGTTCAGGTTATCATGCGCATCATACTCGTCCCGAAGAACCCGCCAACCCCTACCCGCCTGCGGATTGGCGGCATGACATATGGAGTGCACACGAGGACGGGGAACTGCAACATTGGGGCCGCAACGGTTGGTACGATGTGCCGAAAATCGCACCCATAGGATTTGGCGATTCGCGTACCTTCTACCGCCGCCGCCCCGCCACGGACGGGGAGGGGGAGGCGCTCGCAAACGATCAGCGGATTGAAGCGTGGCATACCGTCTTACCAGGCTGAGAATCTCCTTGTAATCCCAACCCAACTGTGTTATAGCCCCCACCACTATGACAAAGCAGACCCCGAGGCCAGCAAAGGCCCGGAGGCAGACTGGAACAAAGACGAAGCCCAAGAGCAAACGCGCCGCCACGAAGCCTGCCGGGAAAACCCCGAAGAAGAAACGCACCACAAAACCCCGCGGCGGCGGGGCAGGTCGTCCACCCCACTACGACGATCCAGTAGCACTCGGAAAGAAGATCGTCGAGTACTTCGCCTACTGCGACTCGAACCTCAAGATCAAGCAGGTCGAGAACGCTGATGGCAAGGGAATGCATGACGAATCGGAACCCGATCCCCTCCCATACACCATCTCGGGTCTGTGCCTGCACCTCGGCTTCGCTGCGGTTCAGACGCTCCACGACTATCAGGATCGGGAAGAATTTTCTGATCTTATAAAAGGCGCACGGCTGCGGATAGAAGCGCAGGACGAGCGCAGGCTGAAACAGGGCAAGGGCGGGGCCGGACTCATCTTCGTGACGAAGAACCGCCACGGCTGGTCGGACAAGATCGAGATGCGGACAAAGAACTGGATCGACGATACGCTCGACGAGATGAAGAATGCAGGCCGCCGCCCAAGCACAGAACAGTAAACGCTGGCAAATCCTGAAACGCTGGCAGAGGAACATTCGGGCCTTTGTCTGGGACACGATGGGCGCAGAACCCACAAGCCAGCAAGGCAAGATCCTCGACGCTGTCGAGAAGACTGGAGCATGGGTATCAGTGAGAAGCGGGCACGGCATAGGCAAGTCGGCAGCTCTAGCATGGCTCATCCTCTGGATGCTGACCTGTTTCGACGACGTGCGCGTCCCCTGCACTGCCCCGACAGCTCAGCAGATGCGCGACGTCCTCTGGGCCGAAGTCAGAAAATGGCACCGATGTATGTTGCCAAGCGTCGGGGAGCGAATCGTAGTCCAGCAGGACAGGGCATACGTCCAGCGGGATGGCACGCCAACTGATAACTTCGCCACAGCCCGGACAGCCAGGAAAGAGAACCCGGAAGCCCTCGCAGGACAGCACGCCCCCAACATGCTCTACATTGCCGACGAAGCCAGCGGGATCCCCGAAGAGATATTCCAGACAGCAGAGGGAGCGTGGACGGGGCAAGACCCCCGCGTCGTGTTGACGGGCAACCCCACCAGGAACGATGGCTACTTCCACCGCACGCATCACAAGGACCGCAGATACTGGAAGACCCTGCATTTCAGTTCCGAGAAATCAGCACTGGTCTCCAAGCAGTACTGGCAGCGCATGGCGAAACGCTACGGCAAGAACAGTGACATCTACCGCGTGAGAGTAACAGGCGACTTCCCGAAGGGCGGCGGCAACATCGTGCTCCCCTTGGATCTGCTCGAACGGGCCCAACAAAGGACCGGCGTCAAGGGAACGGGACAGCGCATCCTCGGAGTAGACATCGCCAGGTACGGTGACGACGACAGCGCAACCTGCCGACGCCAAGGGGCACTTGTGAATAGGTTCTTACGCTGGCATGGGAACGCGACCACTGAGAGCGCGGGCAAGATCATCCACGACTTCGACCAAGGGGGCTTCGACCAAGCCCGGGTCGACGTCATTGGTTTGGGCGCAGGAGTGGCCGACCTGCTCCGTGCAAGCCGCAAGTTCCCAGTGGCCGACATCAATGTCGGGGAACGGGCCCGCGACGAGCAGTTCAACCGCTACCGGGACGAGCTGTACTGGAAAGGCCGCGAATGGCTGGAGACAGAAGAAGTGAGCCTGCCCGCAGATGACGAGGATGAGTATGTTGAAGACTTCATCGCCGAAGCCTGCGGGATCCAGTACGGTTTCACCCCCACGGGAAAGATCAAGGTTGAGGACAAGGAAGATGTGAAAGACCGCATCGGCCACAGCCCGGACCTAACCGACGCATGGCTCAACACGTTCGCCGAACAAGGCATACCAGGACAGGAAGGATGGTTCGTATGAGCAAGATGCCGCGCCCCGTAAGGAAGCCGCCCTACAAGCCCACGGGAGCATTGCCGAAATGCGACACATACGACTTCCAATTCAGCGATGGACCGAAACGGGCACGCATCCTCGATGAGTTCGAGCCACGCTGGCCTGCGGAATGGCTGGCAATGCATGAGGTGAGCGCGAGAAACGTATGAGCAACGAATCCACCCAAGGCAAAGGCTCCCGCCGGCGACCAGAGGACCGCAAGAAGATAGAGAGGAACTGGCGCGGGATCCGCTGGCCGAGCAAACGGAGGAAGTGATGGTCTGCAAGAAGGTCAGAATGCGATGGCTGCGCCGGCCACGGGTCAAGAAGTGTCAGTGGCGCACAACCTGCGACTGCGTCTACTGCCCGCACGGCGACCACTGCGAACATGAGGATAACGAGGACGGACCATGCGGCTGGGAGACATGCCCTTTGTTCAGCGCGAACAGTTGGAGATGGAAGCGTGCGGCTGCCGTGGTTCTCTTCTTCCTCCTCGCCACCACCACCCATGCCTCATGGCTGCGCCCCAGCCCGACCTACGAGAAGGCACGACGCTACGACCAAGAGCAGAAGGATGAACGCTGCGCCAAGATAGCCAGGGACGAGATAGCCTCGTTCTCCAACCAGATCCCGGTCATGGTCCAGGCGTGGTGGATCGCCAAGATCGAGAAGCGCATGGAGCAACTGGACTTGGCCCTGAAGCTGGGCGGGGGAGTGGGAGCGGGCGGGATAGGGACAACCATCCTGGCGTGGTTCCTCGCGGGCCGCAGGGAGCGGAAGAAGAACGGAGTACCCCACATCCCGGAAGAACTGGTCAAGGAGATGATGGCGTACATGGCCGAGAAGAAGAAGGAGAGAACCCATGAGAGTTGACACCACAGCGGGCCGGAGCGTACTCGCCATCGGATGGAACACGCTGAGGAAGCGGTGGTTGAAAGACCATCCCTTCTGTGCTGCATGCGGATACGAGCCAGGCCGCTTCGAACGACTGATCAGGAACAACGACGTCCACCACATTGAGCCGCGGCACGCGAACCCCACCAGGGCCACCGACTGGAACAACCTCATCACCCTCTGCCGGAAGTATAACTGCCACCTGCGCGTGGGGCACTTCGGCCACTACCGCAAGCGGTGGAACCCGCGCATCGCCGAACTCTTGGCTGACATAGGGCTGAAGATCGCTGGCGCGGAAGCATGGTTCAGATTCGAGGAACAGGACCACGACGCATGATACCCAGACCCACCAGCACCAAGCGCAACGAGGACAAGGACACCACAGCCATGTGGTTCGAGGACGGCTCGGCCATGACCTGCTACGTCCGCGGGGGAATCGCGTGGCCCATGACCTTCGATCCCGACAGCCGGGAAGTCTACGGTTACGCCGTGCTCGTAGGCCAGGACATCAAGACGAACGTCAAGTGGGTGTTTGAGGAACGGCGGTTCCTGTGTATCGACCACGTTATCCGGGAGCAGAAGATCATCCATCAAGGTCTCGCCCCATGGATGGCCCGGACATGGAGTCACTACTTCTGCCACACATGGTTCTACCACCAGCCGGAAATCATGCACGAGAAGTACCGCCGCATGATCTGGGACTCCAAGAACATCGACCCCAAACCCATGTTCACCGAGGTACACTGGGACCACCACAACATCGGGGAACTCGCCATATGGGAAGAAGGGGGCCAAGGCCGGCTACGGATGAGCGAAGGAACAGATCTGCAGGCGGCCATAGACAGCCATCAGGTCCAGCGGCCGGAAGAACCCGCCGCCGAGATATGGGCTCTCATGTGCGCTTTGAATGGACTCCAACAGCACCCGTGGTATGATCCCAGCATCAAGTTGCCGGAACCGACGATAGAACCGAGGCCACTGACACGGAGAGAACGATGGGGGCACGGGAAACTATAACCAACACCCAAGCCCAGGCAGTAGCCGACCTCGTGGCCGTCACGCGCTGGGTATGGGAGAAGTGGCGGGAGATACAGGAGGAGGAGCAGACATGACACCAGAGGCGGCACAGATAATTGGGGAAGCGATTAGCGAGGTCGCATGGGTTCTGGCGCTCATCGCCCTGATATGCGGTTACGTTTACTGGTCGACCCACTGACACCAGAACAACCTTGACATCACCCGCCCACTGTGGTATAGGCCACACCAACACTGCGGGAAGGCTTCGGCCCCCGCGCTTTCGTTTTAGCGACAAGGGAAGGAACCGCTATGCCACCGAAACGCCGCCGCACAGGACTAACCCGGGAAGATCGTCTCAGTCTACGCCTCGGAGACAAACTCCCGGACGGCAGCCGCGCCAAACCGATAATCCACCCCCCACCCCGCAGGCCCACCCGCACAGAGAAACCCGTCATTGCCGTCAGAGACTCTGCTGGCAGGATCCACCGTAGATACAAGTCAGGCAGACGCACCGTAGAGGACCCGTTCACTTCTGGTACCATAAAGCAGCGAGGCGAGCGAGACAAGCCTAAGCCACCGCCCCGACGCCGCAGGAAACGCCGCGGACTGATCGACCGTTAGGACAACCTGCATGCCCAGCACCAATAAGCGTAAGACCAGGAAGAAAGGCGGCAGCGCATCCCGTGTCGCCAAACGCCCGCCCAAACCGGCTGAAGCTGACGGCCACAGGGAAGACCAGCCCAACGAGTTCGCTACCACCTGCCTCGAACAGTTCCGGTACTTCGCCGAGAACCGTAAAGACCGCGAAACGAAATGGAACAGGAACTGGACCGACTACCGGGGAGAATTCCGGCAGATGCTCAAGTCCGGCGAGGGCGAGGACTGGCGGTCCCGCGTAACCAGCGGGCTCTGCCGGCACAAGGTTACCACCGCCCATGCCATCATCCTGGACCTCGGACTGCAGGGCGGCCAGATCCCCATGACCATCAAGCCGTCGAACAGGCTGCGGAACGAGCCGGGCTTCGACGACAGTGCATGGAACAAAGAATGCGAGGACGCACAGGACGGAGTCCAGGACGACTTCGCACGCTGCAAGGCTGACCGCGCATACGCGAATAACATGCTCTCCGGCGCACTCTACGGCGAGACATACGCCAAGGTCAGCGACACCGCCTTTGCCGAACCGAGCTGGGACCCGATCACCCCGGAAGGAATGGCTGACGCCACGCAGGTACCGCCAGGGGAACTCATGTACGACTACGGCGTCCAGCCCATCTACGGCAAGTGCTGGGATTATGCCAGCGTATGGGAAGTGTTCCCCGATCCCGAAGCCCTGCACCCGCGGGACCCGTACTCCAGCGGTATCTGGCAGCAGCGGGCAGTGAGCACCCGCTGGCTTCGCTCCAAGAAGAACCGGGAAGGCTCCTTCTTCATCAACGCCAACATCGACCTCGCCATCCTGCAAGCCAAGCAGGCTGCGTCCGAGTCAGAGGACACCGACGCTGGCTCCACGTCGGCCCCGCCGTACATGCGCGGGATCACCGGCAGCAGGAAGCGCAAGATCATCTACCGGGAAGGCTATACGTGGGTCAACCGTGAAGTCGTCCAGCGGTTCGAAACCGAACTCGTCAACAGGATGAAGGGCATGGGCTACCAGAACCCGACCCCGCCGAGCCTGGACTTCTCCAACGAGAACGACACCGGCGAGGAGGTCTACTGCCTGGTATGCTTGGCAGGGAAGCAGGTCGTGCGCTACGCCCGCATATCCCTGCGGGACAACCTGTGGTACTACATGCAGTGGGACACCCAGCTTGACGGCAAGATGGGCCGGGGCGTGGCAGACAACGTCGAGATGGCCCACGAGCTGCTGACGGGCTCACTGAGACTCCTGCTCGACAACAAGAAACTGTCGGCAAACATCATGGCCGCCGTCAACCGCGGGAAACTTCGCGGCCGCGTGCCTGACTTCGTGCCCGGAAGGGTATGGGAACTCAAGACCGACGCCACGGACATCGACGACGTCTGGAAGCAGATCAAGGTCGACGACGTGGGCGAGAGCCTCATGTCGGTCATCGCCCTTGCCGAACGCTACGGCGACTGGGACACCCTCATGGCGAAGATCACCCAGGGACTCCAGGAACCGCAGGGCGACCGCACAGCCTACGAGATCAGCCAGCAGGTGGAGCGGGCCGATAAGTACACCGCCAGCATCCTGCGCTCCGGCGACGAATCCCTGATCGAACCGATCGGAACCGACTTCTTCCGGGACCGCATGGAGAACCCGGAGATCCGCAGAGGCAAAGGCGATTTCGTCGTGCAGGCACTGGGCTTCCAGTCCTACCAGAACCGCATCCAGCGCGTGCTGGCGTACAAGGAACTGCTCCAGCTCGTCATGGTAGACCCGCAGATCATGAGGATGGCGAAACTGCGCGGGATACTCCTTCCCATGACCAAGGCCACGCAGATCGATCCCGACACCGTCTGGAAGACTCAGGAAGAACTGGACCAGGAAGACGAGGCAATGCGCGAGGAAATGGCAAGGCAGATGCTCGACCAGGAAGCCGCCAAAGCACAGATATCCAAGACCTACGCTGAGGCCGACGCCATCACCAAGAGGGCTGATGCCGAGACGCTGAAAGCGCAGAGCACCGCTGCCGGCACCGAACTCCAGGCCGAGAAACAGGAGCAGGAAGCGGCCGCCAGGAGCACAGGTCTTCAACTCCAGTGAAAAAAAGGCTTTACAAGTCCGGCGATATGTAGTATAGCGACGACTTCAAATGGGGCAGATTCGGTTTGGCCACCGACTCTGTTGAATACAGAGAACGAACGCAACTCGTGCACGAGCGGGTTGCGTTTTTTGTTTGCCCCTGAGTTTAACGGAATGGAGATCAACCTTGACCAGCTACTGCGGAACGAAGACGGGAGCCCCGTAGAAGATGCCGACGCTATCCTGGCCGACCTGGCCTCGATGGCGTCTGTTCGTCTGGGGAAGTCCCTGACCAAGGTGCTGACAAAGGCAATCGAGCAGGCGACACGGTATAACGAAGACCACCCAGATGCCGGGGATCTCCAGAGCAGGATCGGAGGGCGCAAGGCACTGCGCCAGGTAATTGGACTGGGACAGGCCGCGCTGGACATGCGCGAACAACTGAAGGAAGGACCATCATGAGACACAGCAACTGGCTTCACGGGATCCTCGCAATCATCCTCGTCGCATTCATCCTCGCACCCCTCTGCCTCGCGGAGACAGTGCGCCGGGACCAAGACTTCACCGGAAAGGTCAAGTTCCACAGGGAAGTCGACATCAAGACCAAGCGGAACGCCGACGCTGAACTGGGCCTCAAGCCCAACGACGGCTACGACAGCACCCTCAACTGGGACATCGAGGCCGAGAACGCTGACGGCGACCTGACCTTCAACTCCACCCAGGGCGAAGTGCTCAAGATCACCACCAACGGCATAGTCACGCCGGACGCGCTTTCATTCATCGAGCAGACCGCCGTGGGCGTTACCAACGGGCAGGCGGTAACCCTAACGGGCGGCATCAACCTATTGCAAGGCACAGGCAGCCCGAACCTCAACACGAACACCGTCACCGTCACCCGCCCCCTTGGCGGCGAACTATGCTACATCGTGAACGTCGCGACGGCGAGCAACCTCGTAGCCGTAGCATCTGCCGGCGCGTGGAACTCGACGGCAGTCGAACTGGCAGCCGGCGAAGCCGCGTATGCGCTGGGCCTGTCAGACATCGACGGCACGGGTACCAACGCCTGGCGCGGCGCGGAATTCTAACGAACGGGAACAACACACCCATAACCAGAGAACAAGGAGAAAGACATGGCCCTTTCAAGACGAGCCCGCCAGGAAGTTCTCGCGATCCTCCGGCCACTAGAGGCACGGGTCGCAGTGCTCGAAGCGGCGGTGGCCAAGAAAGCGACGAAGTCCGACCCTTCCCCGGAGAAGACTGACGCCAAGAAAAAGAAATAGCATCACAAGGCCCACTGAGTAGGCCCAAAGACGGAGACACGCGATGTCAGACCCCGAGAAGACGGACGCAGAGAAGGCGAAGGAAGCCGAGGCCGCCACCGCAAAGGCAGAAGCCGAAGCAGAACTGACCGAAGAAGAGCAGGCAGCCAAGGACAGGGAAGAAGAGCAGGCAGCCTGGAAGAATACGCCGGACAACGAGGACGCTGAGACGGACGAAGAGAAGGCGGCACGGGAAGCCGCCGAGGAAGCAACGGCAGAACAGGCTGAGAAAGAGAAAGCCGAAGCCGCTGAGAAAGAGGCGGCAGAAGCAGCAGCAGCCGAAGGTGGCGGCGGCGAGAAGACGCCGGAAGAGCAGGCCAAAGAGCGGGCTGAAGCCAAAGCGGCTGAGACAGCAGAGGCCGAACGGATTGACCAGTGGTGGACGGACGTGGAGAGGATCCACCCGGACGCCGAGAAGACCGTAGCATCAGACGAGTTTCAGGCATGGCGAGAGAAACAGACAGCGGAAATCAAGGCCAAGTGCACAGGGGAAGCCTCTGCCGTCGATGCCATCGAGGTACTGAACCTCTACGCCAAGGAGAAGCCGGAGCCCGCCACGAAGGAAGAGAAGCGGGAGGAAATAGCGGAATTCCTCGCACGCACGGAAATGGGCGAAACGGATACCGGGGTCAAGGATGATGATGGGAACCCAGTCACATACGCGAAGCTGGCAACCGACTACCCGGACGTCATGCATGCCATGCTCAATATCGGGACCCGGATCACAGCCGATAGCGTGGCCGGGCTTGAGCAACGATTTGAGGAACTGTTGCGGAAACAGGGGTTTGTCAAACAGGACGAACTCAGTGACCTGAACACGGAGATGCGGGATGCCCGCGTGGGGCGAAGCCACCCCGACTGGGAGACATTCTCTCAGACAGACGGCTTCAAGACGTTCTTTGAGAGTCAGAAAGGGCCGATCAAAGCCCTCTGGGAGTCGGACAAGGCCGATGACAGGATCTCGTTCCTGGACCTCGCCAAGGACAAGGTGACCCAGGCCACGACGGAAGCCGCCAGACAAGAGCGGGGCGGCCAACGCCGCACACGACAACGCGTCATGAGCGAGGGCCTGCGGGGAGCTGGTGGGGCACCCGAGACTGAAGAACTCGATACCGCCACCGAGCGGGAGCAGGAAACCGAAGCCTGGAAGAGGGTAGGAGAGGACATAGACTAGTGCCCAACGAGGTACCAAGGACCAACCACCCGGACCTCTGGACCGACCAGGAAGGCGGCCAGATGTTCGAAGGCATAGATCGAAGCATCGAAACACGGTGCCCCAGATGCGACCAGTGCCCTGTCTTCAAGGGCCGACTGATGCCGGGGAGCGCAATCGAAATGAAGTGCCCCCGGTGCCGGCAAAGGGTCGTCCTGGTGGTACCGATAGGTGTGGGGGATGAGGAAGCCCCCAATTAGAACGAACAGGAATGAGTAGAGACAACATGTTCACAGACAGCCAGAAGCCACATGATGGACTCCGAGCGCACGAACGCAACCAGAAGGAGTCCAGAACATGGATCGCACGACATCATACGGTGACCTGAGCATTGAGAACGCGGTCTACGCGAAGAAGCGCATGCTTCGCACCGCCGATCATGTGAACGTCACGCAGCGGTACGCAACCCTCGACCCGCTGCCGAGGAACATGGGAGACACCCTCAAGCTGAGGCGATACGAGGACTGGCCCGTCACGGACGCACCCCTCAGCGAGACGATGGATCCCGAAGCCATCCAGCCGACGTTCACGGACGTCGAGGTCGTGGTGGAAGAGTACGGCCAGATACTCAACCTCACGAAGAAGATGGCCGACATGCACCAGCACCCCGTCTTCAAGCTTGAATTCAAGAAGGCAGGCAAGGCGGCTGGCATGTGCTCGCAGAAAGTGGACTTCAACGCCCTCAAGGCAGGGACGAACGTCTACCGCGCAGGGGGAGCAACCTCCAGGGCAACCATCGACGCCACGGTGAGCAATACCGATCTGAAGAAGATCGATCGGCAGCTCCGGCGCGATGGCATCCCCATGATCACCGAGCGGATATCGGCGAGCACCGACATTGCCACCGAGCCGGTCCCCGAAGGATTCGTAGCCTTCACGCACCCGGACATGAAGGCCGACCTCGAAGCACTGGACAACTGGCTGCCGAAGCACGAATACGCGGAGCCGGCGAAAGCCGATCCGGGCGAGTTGGGCGAATGCGAAGGCATCCGCTTCGTCGCCAACAAGGAAGCCCCGATCTGGGAGACTTCCGGCGCATCGAGCACGACCTGGCTGTCAGGCGGTGCGAAGGTGTCCAGCGCAGCCCAGGCCGACATCTACCCGATCATCGTTGTCGGGGAAGACGTCTGGACCCGCGTTCCCCTCAAGGGCATGGAATCCATCAAGCCGATGGTCGTGAACCCCGGAAAGCCCAGCGTTGGAAACATGACGGGCAGGAAAGGCGGAATCTCGTGGGTCACGTACCTGGCCGCCACCATCACGTGGGAGCTGGGAGTCGCAAGGCTCGAATGCGGCGCGACGGCACTGTAGGCCGGACATAGAAGTCAGGAACCGTTAACCTCAAGAAGGAGAGGATAGAATGGAAACAGCGAGAGCAATCATCAAGGCAACGGCGGCAACCCTGACGCCCTGCATCGGCTTCGTGCCGACCACACTCAGGGTCGTGAACCTGACGGACAGGACGCAGCTCGTCTGGACGGACACCATGCTCGCACTGGCGAACCAGCGTTACGGGCTGGCGATAGGGGCCACGGGCACGGCGGGAACGGTGAACACGGCTGCGGCCGGGGTCGTTGTCTATGCCGGGGGCGACAAGCTGAGTGCCGCGAGCACCCAGTACCTGCGCCTGCTGGAAGCCGACCAGTCGGATGTGGACGTGAGCGCGGGAAGCCCGATCACCACGTTTGACCTGGACACCGCTGCCAACTACACAGGGCATTTCGACGCCGACGCCACTGGTGCCACCATTGGTCCCGGCTCGAAGATCACCTTCGACGGCAAATCGAAGGTCTACACGATCACAGCCCTGACGGCGGGCGCGGGGGCAGCGGCTGACGAGGTCACGCTCGACTCCAGCCCCGGAAGCGGCACCCTGCGCGTGACCAAGATCTGGTCCATGTACGACTATACCGGCGCACCGAGCGGTACCGTCTGCAAGGCCGGATTCACCATAGGGGCCAGCGCGACCGTCAACAACACGGACGGTGACAAGCTGTTGATCGAAGCCACCAACGCGTAGACGACAGCACCGCAGGCGACAGACAACTGAATAAGACGACAGAGCCACAACAGGCCACAGGAGGTCATGTATGAGCCAAGCACGCAAGAAGACCGCGAAGAAACCGGGTAGCCGCAAGAAGACCGCTACCACGAAACCGAGAATCGATCGGACACCCGCAGGGGCCACGACGGAAGAACCGCCTGAAGCCCCTGCGGATCCGCTGGCAGACGAGACATTCTGGTGGGTTAAGTGGGGCCCGAAGGTAGCCGCCCACGATCCCGAACGGATTCTCCTTTGCGTCAACGGGGAACCAAAGCACTGGGCCCGCGGAGTTGAGTGCATCGTTCCCAAGCGATTCTTGGCTGCAGCCGACGACGCCAAGGAAGACAGGTTCACGCAGGCAGCAGGCAAGGGCTACAAGAAACTGCAGCCGAGAGCTAAGGCTCCCTACGAGATCCTGTACCACCTGGGCGACAACGGAGAGGCTACCGAGGAAGAGTACGAAGAGATGCTCGCCAAAGGCACGAAGACGTATACTGAATTCGCTACGGCGCAGGCTGCCAGGCCCGCCGATTAGACGCCAAGGTCACGCGGTGCCGACGATGAAGCGGAGGGAAACCAGTGCCGCAGATCACGGCATACACAGATCTATACCCGCTGCTGTACCGGGAACTGCCCGGAGTCGATAACCCGACGCTGCTGACGGAACTGCAACGCGCAGCCCGCCAGTTCTGCCTCGACACCGAAGCATGGCATGAGGAACTGAACCCCATAGCCGCGGTGGACTGGCAGTCGGACTACACTCTCAGCCACAACTACTCGGCCAGCGTCCACCGGATCCGGGACGTCTGGCTGAACGGCGCACACCAGGACGGCGACGAGTACGACCTGCTGGAAGAAGATACCCTGCGTTGGCGCGGAGGCCACGTACCGCACGACCTGAGCGATCGGCTGCTGACCTGCGGGAGCATCGGGACCGCCACACTGGCCAACTGGACGGCCATCTCAGACGCGTCCTATACCATCACCATGGGCGGCGGCACACACAGTGTCACCGAAGTCGACCTGTCCGGCTGCGCTGACTTCGACGCCGTGGCCCAGGCCCTACAGGCAGGACTCCGGGGAGAATACGAGTCCAACGTCGGCTACTGTCGAGCCATCTACTCCGACGCCGACAAGGCCACCGTCACCCATTTCGTGTTCTGGCTCAAGACCAGCGACATCGGCGTCCTCACCGCCGGCGCATCCGGGACCGACATCAGCGGGGCTGGATACCTGAACGGCCTGACGGGCTCCGGCAGCATCGCCCCCCACATCCTCGTCGATGCCGTCTTCCGCCCCCATATCCGGGTTGACACCCTGCCGCACTGGTTCCTCGATCGATACGCTGAGGCATTGCAGGCGCACACGATCTGGATCCTCGCCAAGCAGCAGAAGAAAGCATGGACCGACGCCACCGTGGCCACCACATGGAAAGACGTCTACGATGAACGGGTATCTGAGGCCAAGATGGACAACGACGTGGAATTCAAGAGCAAGCCCATGGAGATGAGAGGATGACCCCCAGGAACCGATTGATCATGACGACGTGGCTGAGGGTTCTGCTCATGCTCGCCATCTTCGTGACCGTCTGCATGATCATCGCCGACTGTGCCCATGGCGATACCTACTCCAACGACCTGATATTCAGCGAGGGTGAAGGCCAGTTCTACATCCAGGACGTTGTGGGCGGGGAACCCACGCTGATCTTCGGCCTGTGGTCCCGGCCCGGAGTTGTGTGGAGCGGGAGCCAGCACCGCGTCGAGTACATCTACCAGGTAGTTGAAGGCACGAACATCATGACCGGGATCACCGGCAGCCTCTACAACACCTATTGCCAGTTCGAAGTCAGCAACAATTTCTTCGCCGCCGAGATGGACGAGCGGTTCGCTGCCGTCGTGATAACCGACACTAACCGGGACCGCACCGTCAGCTACGGCAGGGGCAAGCAGAGTCTTGGCCCAGGCTACGAGATCGGGGGCACGCTGATCCAGCCGACGAACGTGCCATTGAACTGCGCTCTCTACACCTACCGCAACGTCTCGACGGACGGCATGTTCAAGGAAGGCGACAACCTGAGCTTCGGCACCGCCGATGCCGATGGCAGAGTACCGCTGAACGTCAACGTGGCCAGCGTGACCGGGACAGTCACCGATGCGGAACTGACCACAGCCACCAACGACCTCGACCAGGACATCCGAGCCGACATGAGCACGGACGCCGAGCGGATCAACGCCACGAACCAACTGGACATCGATCTCAGGGCGGCAATGGCCGGGGGCACCAATGCACTGTACATCGCCATGACCAACTGGATGGAGCAGAGCTGGGATGGATCCTCAAGCATCACGAACCTTGGAACAATCCTGTCCGGCGTCTGGCAGGCAACCAGGATAGGCACCGGCTATCTCGCCGATGCCGTGGTCACAGACGACGAACTGGCGGGATCCACGAACGCGAACCGCGCCTGGATCACCAACTGGACCGACCAGGCGTTCGACGGCAACACCAGCATCGTGCAGCTCGCCACTATCACAGGCGGGGTCTGGCAGGCTGACCGGATCGGAACGCAGTACCTGGCCGACGTGGTCATCACCAGCGACGAATTCGACAAGGGCACCAACACAGTCCATGAGACATCCACCAACGACGCTGCCAACTGGGTAAGGGCGCAGGGGTACTGGACGGCCGAATCCAACATCGTTGACGAACTCACCGCCGAATACATCCGCGTGGTGAGCACCGACACCCTCGGCGGGGAGAACATGAGCAACTCCACCTTCACCGGGAGCGCAGTCTGGTGGAGCCTGACCAACGCCGCCTACAACGTCAACAAGATCATCATCACCTCTACCAATACGGGGCAGATAGTGCCCACGAACAGTTGGCTACCTACCGCTGACAAGACGTATGCGGTTATCATAGACATTGATACGCAAACGGACTCAGCCGAAGAGTGGACCATCTCTCTTGGGGGCGACACTAATACTTATGGGCATCTCTCAGACGGCGTTTACACCAATACCTTCGTGGCGCGGAACGGGACGCAGGGATTCCACTTCCAGGTATGGGCGCGGAGCAACGCCGTGGAAGTGTCGAGCATCAGCGTGAAACTGGCAACAGATGGTGACGTGGACATCACGGACGACCTGACGGTGGGGGATACCTTCTTTCTTGGCGGGCAAATGGGGGGAGACCTGAATATCGGAGGATATGACATTGTCAGTTATGAGCGTCTTGAGAGTGCGAACAACACACTTCATGCCAGCGCAGCCGATTCGGTAATCGTAGATGGAACAGGCAACAGCATCGCCTCTGGTGCTGACAGTACGTTCATAGGCGCAGGTAGCGATAACGCCATCGCAGCCAATGCCTCTGACTCAGCGATTGTCAGCGGCCTAGACAACAACATCGGCGATGGCTCCACTGGTGCGTTCATCGGCGGCGGCAACGACAACGATATTGGAAACGATGCGGGCTACTCCATGATTCCAGGTGGTGACACCTGCGATGTGGCGAATAACGCCACCTATGCCTTTGCTGCCGGACGCCGTGCTAAGGCGAACCATAGCGGGGCATTAGTCTGGGCAGACAGCCAAAACGCAGATTATGCTTCGCAAGGAGCCAACACGTTTAACATCCGCGCAGCCAATGGTATGTACCTTGGGACGCTTCAAGTTTTAGATGGCAACGCCAACATTGTTCTCGCCCGTCTTACCAACGCCTTCGAGACAGGTATCAACATCGGCACATGGGTAGACGACCAGGTACTCAAGTATGATGCAACCGCAGGAGTGCTGACGAATGAAACCGATGCGGGTGCAGCCAGCGGCGGTGACTCCAACGTGGTCGTCACCTACAACAGCGCGACCTATACAGGCAAGCTGGAGTTTGCGACAGGCGGCTCCGTGACGGGCATGACGTTCAGCGCGGGCGTCATCACCATGCTCACGAAGGATGACGGGGGCGCGGAAGCCGACACCCTCGCCACAGTCATCGCCAGAGGCAACGATGCCAACGGTGCGATTACTGGGGTCACGGATATTGTCGGCTACAACCGAATGATAATGGGCTCTGGCACTGGTTGGAACTTGAACACCATATCCAACGACGCAGACGGCGCAGTACAGCGGGGACGCAATGACGGTGGCACGCTACGGATCGGCACGCTGGCTTACGGATCGGCACAGTATGGCTCATTCGCTTTGGGCAGTTACGCAGAGATTGACAACGGAGCATATGGTTGCTCTCAGCACGGGTATATGAGTTCAGATGGCTACATGTATATCGGAGAGTGTGCGGAAGGCGCGTTCCAGCGCGGCGAGAACTTTTCCACAATGGTCATCTCGAACAATTCCTACGGCGCGAGCCAGTGCGGGTACAACTATGGCACAATGTGGATCGACGCATACGCATATGGCTCCGTCCAGCGCGGCGACAACCAGTACGGCACAATGAAGATCGGGAACTCCGTGGCTGGTGCGAGCCAGTTTGGGAAGATAGGGGCGACGAACACCACCGCCGAGAACAACGGGGTCGGCTCCATCCAGTTGTTCGACCTCACCGTGGGGCAGACGGCAACCATTACGACGGGCGGCGATGCTTCGATGGGACTGGGGGCGTGTACCGTCAGCAACACAGAGAGCATCGTGGCTGGGGATGGGCAAGTCTCGCACGGCAACGGCTCGATCACGGCGGGCGGGGGATTCTACGGCGATGCGGCGGGGCTGACGGGCGGCGCAGCGGGCACGACGAACGCTATCACGTCGGCGGGACTGGTGGACATATCCTCGCTGCTTGGCGGTAGCGGCGGCGGCATCGTCAGCACCGTCCTCACCACGGCGGCGAGCAGCTCATGGGATGAAGGCACAGGGACGCTGACCTTGGACACGAACGATACAGGGGCGGCTGCCGCCCCAATGGGCTTCACCGTCAAGCTGTCGTCGGATCAACT